AGGTGAGCACGCCATTCGTGACGGTGCCACACGGATTGGGAAGATCGAACACCGCGAGCACGGATGCCATTGCGGCCGTACCAATCTCGATGGTCGAGGTTCCAGCCCCGGCGTCGATTTGAGCGACAACCGCTTCCATGCGCGCCGTCTTGCACGCGGTAGAGTACGTAACAGCCATGTCTATCCCTCGTTCACCGTTTCAACACCCAAAGCACGCCCCGACGAATCGCGGACGATCCGCTTCGGCCTCGTCAATTGCTGCGCCAGAACAGCCAACAACTGCAACTGCTGCTGCTGCAACGTAATCAGCGTCGTAATGCCATCCATGATTGCCTGCGCGGCGTCTACCATCTCGCCGTCCAACTCGCCGGCAATCGGCTCGGAGAAATCCATCTCCCCGACGATGGGCTGGTTAGTGTCCACGCTTCACCTTCGCGCCGCCCATGTTCGACTGCCGCTGCGTGTACGCATTCATCCGCGCGATCTGCAACTGCGTCTGCCGCTGCATCTCCGACTTTTCGCGCTCTAGTTGCGCGTCCAACTCGGCTTTGTATCGCTGGATTTCGGCCTGCAATTGCGCCTTGAACTGCTCGGCCTGCATCTCGGCTTGCAAACGCTGCTGCTCGATCTGGAACTGGCGCTGATCGTCGGCCGCCTGCGCCTGCATCTCGGCGCCCTTGATCTGCATCTGAGCCTGCGCCTTGATCTTCTCCGCTTCGATCTGCGGATTCGGCGGAGGCGGCTGCGGCGGCTGCTTGCTCGGGTCGGTCCAGAATTCCTCGGGCGACCGGAAACCCATCGCCTGCGTTAAGCGGGATGCTGTGTTGTAGAGGTTTTCCGGCTTGACCATGCCCACCGGCAGCAACTGCATCTGCATCGCCATGAGTTGTTGCAACTGCTGCGTCTGCATCTCTTTCGAGCCAGCACCCAAAGCGACTTGCACGCTCAGATTCGACCGGCGCACCCACTCTCGAGGGTCAATCGGCACCCACTCGTTAGACAGCCGTACCTTCTCGGCCTTCGTCGCGTTCTTAAGCGTGATCTGGTGCAGCAGCAGGAACAGGTCTCGCACGCCGTCCGACAGGGATCGCGCAACCGCTTCGATCCGGCTCTGTGCCTGCGTGATTAGCTGCGAAACACCCGAAGCGGTCTTGTTCAGCGCCTGGCTATCGAGCATCGCCCCGCCTTGAAAGTACGGGTTGATACCGCTGGCGTCTTGCTTCCAAGCGTCGACGTACTGAATGCCCGACAGAGCCGTCTTGCCAACGTCAGGCGTCACAAGCGGCATGGTCGCGCTAGCAGGGTCGCCCTGCACCCGAACCACGCCACCGGGCCGCGACACCAGCATGTCGTCCAGATTCACCCGGTTTACATCGACCGCAGTCCGAGGTTGAACCGCAAGGTACTGGCTATCCAGCATCCCGCGAATCAGCGCCGTCTTGATCGCCGTAATCTCGGCCAGCAAGTCGTAGAAACTCAGCCCGTGGTGCCGGTGCCCGAACAGGATCGGCGAGAAAGCCGCAAACGGCACGCAATCGGCCGCGTCGTTGTCCAGAACTTTCTTGTTCGCGACGCAGACCTTGCGCAGTTCCGCGATTCCATCACGGTCGATGTCGGCCCGCAGGTAGCACTCGCGGTACAACACCCGGCGCATCGACGGATCGGGGTCGACCGATTCTCCGAACTCGTCCTCGAATCGGTTGCGGGCGTCTTCCTCCGCGCTGTCCATCCACTCGTCGGGGCCGAACTCGTCGTCGGCGATGTCGTAACCCATCTCCCGCAGCTCGGAGATCGTCACCATCCGACGGTGTTCGACGAATGTCGCGCGTTGCAGCGAGACGGTACGTACCGTCTTGTGAACGAGCAATTCCTCAGGGGGCACCGCCGCGTACTTCGCCATTTCCTCGGCGTAGCGGCGCCGGACCTTCACGTCGTGCAGCATCGGCGCCGGAATCTCCACGGGCCCGGCCATCGGGTCCATGTACAAGCCGCCGCCGTTCGGGTCGGGGTACGCCGTGTGCTCGACGACCTCGACATCCGCGTCGCCCAGCAGCAGACCCAGCTCGTCGTCGCTCTTGCCGCGGTATTCCTCGGTCTGGATGTCCTCGCTCGAATCCCACCAGACCTTCGCGTATCCAGTGCCGAGCAAGAGCGCGTCCTGCACGATCACGCAGAAATGCTGGAATGCGTCGTTGCGTTCCAACGCCAGCCAGTTGATGTATTCCGTCTCCAACTTGGCCTGCTTTTCATCTTCCGGGCCGCGAGCATCGAAGCGGACCAGTTCATCGCCGCCGAGGAACACCCGCAGCAATTGCGGCATGGCCCACAGCACCGTATCGCGCAAGTCCGTTGCGACCACTTGCGAGCGGCCTTCGCGTTCGTCCCCGTAGGGTTCGCCCAGGAATCGCGCAATCGCCTCGGCACGCTTCTCCGATAGCTCGCCGTCGCCATACCCATACGACTCACCCTCTCGCGCTTCGATCAGCGCCAGAAGTTCGTCGTCAGTCATGCGAGCCATTAAATGATTCCTCGGTTGTCGTACTTGATCGGCTTCCACTGCGTTGCGAAGCCGACCCGTGCAAACGTCAAGTTCCACGCATCAGCCCGGTTCGGGCTAGATACGCCGCGCTTCTTCATCTCGTCTTTCCCCTCGACCTTGATCTTTCCATTCGAGAGGATTTGGTACTTCGGCGTGGTCAACTCGCCAATCAGCGCATCGTCATCGGCGAGCTTGCAATCCCTGCGCTCTAGCCATTCCTTGCTGAGAAACCACAGTTCGTCCCGCAGCCGACCGTACCGCTCATCAGCAGATGCAGACTCCGCCACGTTGACACCGACCACCGGCAATCCGATTTCCTTGCCTCGATCCACTACACCCGCGCCGATCCCGATTACGTCGACCATGATCGCGTCGGGCTTCTCTCGGGCGCTGTCGTATTCGATCTTGAGCAGGCCGACCGTCTGCATCAGGTCTTTGCCGAACCATTCCCGCGTCGGCTCTAGCTGCATGTTCCCGGCGCGCTTGGCTAACGCCGTCGAGTCATCCCCGAAGCGGGCAACGTCCAAACCCCACCGTATTTCCGCCCCAGGCGTCCGAGCGACGTTCCTTTCCTGCGCAGCGATGCACAGCGACAGAGGAATCACCCCGTCGGCAGCGGTTACGAAATTACCTTTGACCCGTACCTGATAGATCGGGCTGTCTACACCGTACTTGGCGCGCATGTCGTCGATGTACTGACGACTGACCATCGGCGATTCCTCGCCATCCCAATGCAGCGCCGCCCACCGATCGCGCATCTTGTGATGCGAGTCGTAGAAGTAGCCTTCTTCCCGCGTCGGGTTCGCCGCCATGACGACGAATGCACCGTCCGTCGATAGCGCGCCCTCGGCAACCCGAAAGACGACTTCCGGCACGCCAGAAGCCTCGTCGATCAGGAACAGGATGTTTTCGCTGTGAAAGCCTTGCAGCGCCTCGGGATTCTCCGGGCGGCTCGTTCTCGCAACCGCAAACGACTCTTGCGGATGCGTGAGCATCGAATACCGCTCCGAGCCCCACCCGAACTCTGCCGCCAACTCCGGCACGCGCTCTTTCATCGGCCGGTGCCACTTGGCAATCTCTGCCCACAGGATGTCGGACAGTTGATGCCCCGTAGGGGCCGTACACGGCACCTTGCAGGGGAAGTAGCACGCCATGAACCACAGCACGCACCAAGCCATGAACGCAGACTTGCCCGTACCGTGGCCCGAGCGGATCGACACCCTGCGGCGCGACACGATCGCCCGACTGGCTTCCCACTGCTGATCGGTCGGCTTTGCCCCTAAGACTTCCTCGGCAAAGAGCGCCGGCCCACCTTCACGCCACCGGAGGATTGTCTGTTGCGCTGGCGCTAATGCTGCCGAGGACATCTGCAAGTGTGTGCTTGTGTGCTAGTTCGCCGCTCAATGAAACCGCCTGCGCCGGCTTGCCCTCTAGCCGGTCGCCGAGTTCCTTAAGCGCCGTCATGTCGCCTTCCAGCGCCTTGTCGATCAGCGCATTGGCGCACGCTTCGAGCGCATCTTTCCTGTCCAGTGCCGATCGTGCGGACAGTGCCCGCTCTACCGCAGCCGTCCAGACTTTCGCCTTTGCCGCGTTCTGATTTCCGAGGGGTGCAGCCATTGTCTTAATCTAAGTGCCTGTTATTTGGGCACATTCCGGCGAAAAAAAGCCGGCGCTAGGCCGGCGTAACGCGCTTGATGCGCGAGGGGAGGAGACTGCGGAAACACGCCGGCAACTATCAGGCGTATCTCAATCAATCGACATTTTCCGTTATTTGACAAGGGGCCGCCACAGAAATTGTGTCAACCCCTGCATATACTCGGCGGCGCGCATCCTTCACGAGTTGATACCACCGCTGCCGCGAGAATCCGAGCGCGCTGGCGATGCGCTTTACCGGCACTTTCGGGCGCGAGTAGGGGCGCCACAGATATTCGATGCTCACGATCTGGCCGTCCCTGCCCTCTGCGCCGAGAATTGCCATGTGCAACGCGGCTAGCATCGGGTCTAGGCGTGCATTCCCTTCTCGACCACCCGGCAGGCGCACGAGCGAGCCGATGACGCTCTGCGGATTCGGACTCGGCGCGTACAGCCGGCGCGACCGTGCCCATGCTCCCCATTCGTAGAACAGCGCGTGCAGGTCGCTATCAGTCATACCTACGGACCTCGGACACGTTCATCGCTTCCTCGCCCACATCCAATGCGCCCGCCTACCGAAGAAGTAGACATACACAAATAGCCAATATTGGGGGAGCAACCATGATGCGTGGACATTCACGGGAGTGCCGCCCTCGTTCAGCGAGAAGCCCCACCGGCGCAGGTACGAAACGCCTTTCACAGCCATTCGGTCGTCTCCTTAAGGCGCTGTTCTTCTTGCATGTCCTCGATCTTTCGGCGCGTGCGGGTCAACTCAGGATTCCTCGGCTCGGTCGGCCTGCGGATGCCTTTCCTGCGGTCGGTGGCCGCTTTCACTTCCTCGGCGATGTGGTCGCGGATCGGGCGCCTCAATTCAGCGCCCCGCGCCGGACCCGCTTCGCCGCTGCCAACGCCTGCTCTATCGCCAGAATCACGACCTCGGGATCTTCGAGTGAACTTCCGACGCACACCCGAAGATCCCGAGGTCGTGATTC